CCTCCCCTTCAAAATCTTCTTTAAATTTACACATTATTTTGTCTTTATTACTGTCATAATAAATTGAATCTATAAAATACCCGCAGTCACCTGGATCATACATTTTAAAGTCATTTTTATTCATAGCTGCCAGCTGGGCATTAAAACTATTTATAAGTGCTGTAAATGCCGGATTTGACATTACGCTTTTACCTCCTTGATATTAAATTTTCTGTATGAGCTTGTATTTAAATACTGTTTAAATAGCTCAGGATACTCCGCCTTGAACCTTTTGCTGTCAAACCTATTGGAGGTTATGCTCTTCCAATTAATCTCGTAGTCAGGGGCATATCCTATTTCAGCCTCACCCATTTCAAGCTTTATGTTGTTCTCAATTTCCTTGGCTTGAAGCTCGAGGGATTTGATGGTATTTTTGATTTCAATATAATCTTTAATCTTGCCCTTGTATTCAGACTTTAGATTTACAACTGTACCTGGTGATGACTCTTTAAATCTTTCCTTCAAGTATCTCTCTGCAGCATCTGATCCATCCAACTTGGGCGGCACTCTCTTAAGTATATTGTTTTCCCAGAAGTCTTTTTCTTTGGTCACAATAAGATTTATTAACTCATCATCCCTTGCTACCTCTTTATATACAAATTTTTGACCTCCTATAAGTACTGCAATATAAGCCTTTTCATCACCTGTAACAGCCAGGTAGTGCATAACCTGTGCCAGATAACTTGCGGGTATCTCTTCGCTCTCCCAGCTGCTTGACAAGAAGATATTTGCTGTCTTACATTCAAGCAGCGCCTTTTCCCCAACTATCTCTCTGTCCAGATTTGCAGTCATAAATGGATGCTCAACGCTTTGAAGTATTGCATTTCTCCTTCTAACCTTTTTACCTGTTTTCTCTGAAAATCTCCTTGCAACATTGGGTTCCAGTATAGTTCCCCAATAAGCAGCCTCACTCTGTTCATCATTTTTGACTATCTCCTGGGTTTTATCTATATAAACATCAAGTGGTGATTTATAATTGTTTATCCCAAGTATTGCTCCTGCATCAGAACCGCCGATACCCTGCTGGCGGCTTTTCAACCATTCAATTTCTGTCATATCTTTTGTTTTAGCCAATACCTTGTACAAATTTAATACCTCCCCATATTTGCTTTTTCTCCCATTCTCATGTAGAATGAGAATAACAATATTTTATTTTTGAACCCTCTGCAAAGGGTTTTCTTTTTACACATATTTAAGAAATTCCCTCAGTTCCACATCTGTTAGATCCTCAACGTTCTTGAATGTCTCTCCAGTGTTCGGATTATACAGCTCGCCATCATTGTCCATTTTGCAACTTCTAACCAACTCTATGGCTTCTTTGGTATCTAAATTTTTGTCCTGGACAAGCTCAACCACCCTATCTGCCTTTCGCCTAATTGATTCCATTTAATCATCATCCTTCTTAATTCTCTTACTGAACTTTACGCATTTCACGTGCAGCCTAATACTACCTCGCTCCTTTTCCCATCCCCATTCTTGCAATTTTTTAATCTTTTCCTTATTTTCTTTCTGGATAATCCAATTTGTAGTAACTTGAACGGGATTTTCTTCATTACCCATAAGTTCTTCTATTGTCAATTCCAGTGCCTCAGCCTCCATTTTTATAACAGTAGGCACATTTCTTAACCAATCTTTTCCCATTCACTCACCTTCCTTTAAAACCTGAAAACTTTCAGCATTTTTGTATTTTCCATTTTCTTTCACAATAAGAGGTGCATAATAACTGTCCTTATTCCCCGGATAGCTTATTAACGCTATAGCTCCCTTGTAAAATCTATGGACATTACACAGCTTTTTTCTTTTCCCCTGTAATGCCTGGCACAGTATTTCCATTTGGTTACTTTCCAAAAATGACAGCTGCTCGTTCATTCACACGCCCACTTTCCGGTCAAAATAAAGCCTTAATGCCGTATCACATTGCCTTAGCGCCTTTAAACTTCTTTTGGCTATAGTGACCACTTGCTGCAGACTGGTCCTCTTCCCAAACTTAATCCTGTTTTCCCGGATATCATCCGTAGCCATGTACAAAATTTCTTTAAATTCTTGATCTGACACCTTGATACCAGCATTCCTAAATAATTGCCTTATCACGCTCTTACCTCCTTTCTTTTCCTACAAATCACTGACTGCAATGTGGTTTTCTTTACACCGTAATAGCTGCTTATCTCTTCATCACTAACACCTTCGTGCCTAAGTCTAAACACATCCTGCATATCTTCCAACGTCCACCTAAACTTAGGCATCTGCTTAAAATCAGGTCCATTCTCTATATATCTATCCAGATATTTAAACGCAACTTCCTGCGGGCATTGCTTCTCTACTGCAATCCAAAGCGCCATTAGATTTTCAAATACCATCTTCTCCCTCCTAATACCAATCTCCATTCCCTAAAAGATGCAGCCAGTCACCGTCATTCAGCGTAACTTTCAGGTACATTTTTACCCGTTGCACTTTTACAGGTGCATGCTTCTCTGGTTCTTCCCACATGCTGTAGAAGTTCTTGCAAAAACTATCAAAGACTTGTTTCTCTGCATTAGCTAGCTTGCTATAGCCTTTCACTTTCTCTGGGATAAACATTAATTTTCCTCCTCTATGAACCACTTGCCGTATAGTATTTGCTCTATTGAAAATCCTGTGAATGTAGTCTTAATAGGAATAAACGTACATTTTGTTCCATTAAGTTCACAACAAATCGTCTTCCCCTGCTCGAACGCCCTAAAAGCTGTCATCCTGTCTACTGGCTCATTTATCAACCTGAATCTGCTGCCTAAATTAAAACATGATAGTATAGAATGTCCGAAATTGCCCACAATATATCCGTCTTCGGTTAGATGAATAACAGTCCCGTCTCCAATACCGTGGCCTTCACCTCCGAGATATTCAAATTTCAAACTGTGGTTCCTTCTAAACTTCTCAATCATCTGATCCAACGTGTATTCAATCATTTTTTCTTCATCCTCCTCAAATTTTCCTTAACCAGCCTGTCATATGCTGCCAAGTGGATACATCTGTCTTTCTCATTAGCGTCATGCTGCATCTGCCATTCTAAGGCCTTAATCTGCTTATCCAATTCGTCGTTGTCCTCTGGTGGAATTACTTCTAACATTTTTCTTCCTCCTTAACCGCTTTCAATCCATTCTTCTTAGCCCATAAATCTAAATTCTTTTGAGCTGCTTCTCTGGATGAAACCATAGGCATTGATGGAGATTTTACTCTGTGCAACCCATTATTTTTGCTTTTTCTAAAAGTCCCATATTCACTACCTAAACCAGTACTTACAAATATCTCATTTCCTTTTTTATCTAAGTAGTTCATTTACATTGCCACCTCCTCTCTAATCCTGACACCATTTTTAATAGCCATTTCTTTTACTATGCTTATATAGATTTCCTTGAGTCTTGGCTCATTTTCCAAAACATCTAAAATATTTAATTTTTCTGCTCTGCTTGGAGCCATGCCATTTGCCATAGCCCTTTTTCTAAGATTAAGTACCAACACATTTGGCCTACATTTCCCTCTGTTTTTCAAAGCCTCATATACCTGATCTTTCGGTGTCTTGAAATCTCCGAGCTCCCTGCCTATAGCATTTAAAATCCTGTTACACTCCCGGCGCCACGCTGCTTGAGGATTTAAAGTAATTACATTTCTTATGTCCTGCACTTCCTCTTTGACCTCGCTGGTTTGTTTCTTGGCTTCTTCAATCTGCAGGCGCATGTCCTTCATTTCCTGAAGAGACTGAATCAGGACATCTTCTATACATGTTGGTTTCTGCTGCTCCTTAATTTTTCTCTCACATTGAATAAAGTAATTCCTATATTCATGTGACTTTTCTGTTCTGGCCATCATTGCTATATGTTTGGCAAATTCAATTGTTATTGCAAAATCAGTTTCTGGCTTTCCGCCTCGATTCGGGGTAATCACGAACCGGGTCCAATCGGTGTTTTCCTTAAAAAATTCATTTCCCTCTATATTGCTTGGATACCACCTGGACCATTCGCCTCTGTTCAATCCCAAACCCAGATATAACTCTTTTGCACTTACTAAACCTTTGTCCGATATTTTTATCAAGTTACTCAACTTCATCCCTCCTGTTTTACATTATTTTCTAAAGGTATTTAAACTATTTTGTAGAATTATTTTCTTTAAAAGTGGGGTGGTGGTTATGCTTAAAAATTCTATAGATAAAGCTGTTCGTTCTGTCGTTGACGCCGTTAAATTTGAAAAAGTGTCTGATCTAACTAAGAAACAATTTACCGATATTCTTGCAAAATCAATCTATAAAGCTGTAACTAACAAAGATTATATAAAAGAAATTTATCAACAGCTGCCTACGCAAATTCAGTTAGAAATAAGAGAAAAATCCGATAAACTAATTTAGTTCTGGTATTATCTACTAAAGGTATTAACAATATTTCGTAGAATTTAATCACCATGAAAGGTGGTGTTATCTGATGCTAAATAATAATGAAATTCCTTGGACGTTTAAAACTTGGATTTCTGAATTCAAGGATGTTGATTTACCTATTGGTGATTTAGCCCGGGATATTTCAAGAGATTCAGATTTTCCTGATGAAGATAGTTTTGGAATAATACATAAGCATCTTATAAATAAAAATGCTGATACTATTGTATTAGAAACATTTTCTACAGTATGGAATTTTTATCTATCTTCCAGGTAAATTTATTACTTTATAACTAACACAGTTTTTGCATTTATTTGATTTCTGTTTTGATTGTATTTCCTTCTTAATTCGTAGGATGCATATTGTCCTACGGATACTTTTTCTATATCATTTCTGGACTCTAGTTCCTTGACAAGTTCTTGAGTTGGTACATTTTTTAGATCCATTTTTCTCACCTTCCCCTATTTTTTAAAAGCTTTTCTGTATTCATCCAGCGCCATACTTTTCAGCTTTCTGGCGTATTTTTCAGCATCTGTATACGATAGACCGAAAGAATTTGCAATAGCTAAAATGAGTTCGTGCATTGAATCATATTGTTCCTGCATCTTAATCACCTACCCTTGAATTGCTTATGTAGGCATATTGTTAAGCTTCTTTTTGCATGGAATACACGGCCTGTGTTATGTCCATGCTCAGCTTGGTAATCGTCCTTTCCAGTTCCTCTGCTTTCGTTTTCCAGAATTCCAGCTCCCTTTCAAGGCGACGGCGTTCTAATGGAGAAAATTTCTCCAATTTAACACCGTCTAGCTCCGCAATATATTTGGGATTAAATCTTCCTTTGCAAGGCACCTTGTTACATGGAGTTATAAGCCCATCTTTTATATAGCTATCTATGGTTTGGATAGTCACTTGCCAATGTTCAGCTAGGTTCTTTTTGGTTAAGAGTTGTTCCATGTTTTCACCTCCTTTCTAAATTCTCAATTTTTCTTTATCTGTTTTAAAAAGATATTCAAGATCAAGATTGGGGAAAAATGTATTTTTAATTTTTAATGTATTGAGCCATGATATTTTTGTTGAACCGTTGAAATAATTTCTTATTGTTTTATCACTTACTCCTAAGCAATCAGCAATATCATGCTTTGAAATTTTGTTTCTTGCCATTTCCGCTAAAAGATTATTAAACATTTAACCGCCTCCTTCCCTAACCGTCAACGGTTATCTTGCTTTTATAATAAACCCTTTAACGGTTAAAGTCAAGGCTTTTTGGAAAATATTTTTCCTTTAATGGTAAAATAAATATTGACAAGCGGTAAAATTTTACCTATATTATAAGAAGGAGGTAATTACAATGGGATTAGAAATAATTAATAAATTAAAAAAGGAAAGAGGATTAACATCTGAACAACTATCTAAGGAATCGGGAGTTCCTTTGGGAACATTGAATAAAATTTTAAATGGCACAACTAAGGATCCAAAGCTTGAAACCCTTAAAGCCTTAGCAAGAGTATTAAATTGTAGTTTAGATGATTTTGATGATAGCCCCAAGAAAAAGTCTATTAAAGAAGTTAGTACGATAGCTGCCCATTTAGAGGGCAAAAATATAACACCACAAAAAATGAAATTATTAGAAAAATACATAGACGCTTTATTTGAAGAGGATGATTAATTTTTAAGGGGTGTGGGGATGAATGACATATGAAGAATTATTTATAAAAGCTGAAAAATCGGGGCTAAACATTAAAGAAAAGCCTTTAAAATATGGATTTAAAGGCCTATATCGAAATGGTAAAATATTTATTGATGAAAACATTGAAACCCAATGCGGCAAGAAATGTATATTAGGTGAGGAAATAGGACATCATGAGACAAGCTTAGGTAATATATTAGATCAATCCAAATTAGAAAATAGAAAGCAGGAAAAACGTGCTAGAAATTGGGCCTATGAAAAACTAGCGGGAATAACTTCTATAATAAACGCTTATAAAAAGGGGATAAGAAACAAATATGATTTAGCTGAATATTTGAATATAACAGTAGAGTTCTTGGAACAAGCTATACAGCATTACAGAGAAAAATATGGGCTCTACTTTGAAATAGATACATATATAGTGTATTTTGAGCCAAGCTTCATAATAATGGAAAAATATTAATTTAAGGAGGAGGTGTGCATGTAGAGGCGCTATATATTTTTTAATTTTGTATCGAACATTAGTTTGCAAAAGGAGGTGAAGAAAAATATTATGGATTACCACATTACTTACAGGAAAAAAGATAAAGCCTGGCAAGCTATTATTTCTTATAAAATAAAAGGGAAATGGAAGCAAAAAAGCAGGCAGGGGTTCAAAACACAGAAAGATGCTAAACCATTTATAAAATCTACAGTTAAAAAATTAGAATCTCTGGATAATGTTGTTAAAATAAGTGAAAGTTATGGCGAATATACTTTTAAAGAAGTAAGAGAAATGTATTTAGAACATAGTAAACTATATAAAGAACATAACACTATTAAAGGTTATAAGGGCTGTTTTTCTAATTTTGCAAAATTAGATGATAATAAAATAAATGAAATAACTAAATTAGAAATACAAAGTATAGTTGACAATTTAGTAAAAAAAGAATTAGAAAGAAGCTCAATTGAAACATATTTAAGGAGATTAAAAACTTTTTTTAGGTATGTTGAAGAAGATTTAAGACTAATAACAGAATCACCCGCGCAGGATATACAGATTCCTAAAGAAAAAAAGAAAACCGATAAAAAGGCATTAACCAAAGGAGAGTTGAATAAACTTATGAATAAATTAAAGGATAACAAATTTTATATAGTGGCTTATATAGCTACTAATACGGGGATGAGATTAGGAGAGATTCTTGGTCTAACTTGGAATGATATAAGCTTTAAAACAGCCACTATAAATGTAGACAAACAATGGAAAATCTTAAAAGAGACTGGTAAGCAAGGCTTTGGGGTGTTAAAGTCTAAAAATTCATATAGGGAGTTACCTATGTCCAAAAAATTTATAAATGGTTTAAGAAAGTATAAAAAAACTGCTATTACGGATATAAATAACAGAGTTGCCCCTTTTAATAGTTCCAGTATTTCCAAATATCTAAACCCAAAATTAAAAGAATTTGCTGGAATCACTGTGCATGAACTAAGGCATACCTATGCTGTCCAGCTTATAGCTAACGGGGTGGATTTTAAAACTGTAGCTCTGCTTTTAGGTGATGATGTAGAACAAGTTATGCATACTTATTCTCATGTTATAGAAGACATGATGGATAAGGCTAAAAAGATTATAAATATTATTTTCTAAAAATTATTTTTGACGAAATTTTTGACGGATTTCTGGAAACCCAGTCATATCAATGCATATCAAATTCTATCGGTATTCTGCCGAAGAATACTTCTAAGCCCCCGGACAAAATCCAGCCCTATTTTCACATTTACGTTTACCTGATTTACATTTTCCAGGGTATATTCAACGGGATCTTCTATGCTCACTATGTTCT